TTCCCATCATTGGTATGCACCTTGTCCATAAATATGGTTGGGAACACTGGGAACCGTTCGGTAAAAAACATGTACAGGGAGGAGCACCTGAACATAAAGAATGAAGAGTGCAATAAACTCTGGCACCGATGGTATGGTCTGTTCTTAAAAAAGCATTAGGCGCACCAGAACTAAGGCAAAAGTGGTGCAAGTGCTGTGATGAATTAGGAGAGATGATACATCTAGAAGCAACAACCAACCCTAGATATAAAGACATGAAAAATTCTTGGAATGAACCTCCTCCTCCGACCACTAAATGATGTCAACGATGTTACCTGGAGCATAGTCATTAGTTTACTGATATTGCTGGCAGGTGTAGGGTATTACATATATACAATTATGAAGCTGGCATTTGAAGAGCTAGAAGATGAGTCAAAATGAGATCTATCTAGGTAATCCTAATCTTAAAAAAGCAAATACTCCTGTAGAATTTTCCAAAGAAAATGTTGAGGAGTATTTGAGATGTAAGAATGATCCAGTATATTTCGCAAAAAACTATGTAAAGATCGTCTCTCTGGATGAAGGTCTTGTTCCGTTCAATATGTACGACTTCCAAGAGAAGTTGATTCGGAACTTCCACGAGCAACGATTTAATATCTGTAAGATGCCACGACAGACTGGTAAGTCTACTACATGTGTGGCATTCCTTTTACACTATGCAGTATTTAATGACAGCGTTAATATTGGCATCCTAGCAAACAAAGCAGCGACTGCTAGAGAATTGTTGGGACGCTTACAAACAGCATACGAAAACTTGCCCAAATGGATGCAGCAGGGTATACTGTCATGGAATAAAGGTTCTATGGAGCTAGAGAATGGCAGTAAGATACTGGCAGCTTCTACATCTGCATCTGCTGTCCGAGGCATGTCGTTTAATATCATCTTCCTCGACGAGTTCGCCTTTGTCCCTAATCACATCGCGGAAGCATTCTTTAGCTCTGTTTATCCTACTATTACTTCAGGTAAATCGACAAAAGTAATTATGGTTTCAACGCCTCACGGCATGAACCATTTCTATAGATATTGGCACGACGCACAAAGAGGAAAGAACGAATATACTGCCACAGAAGTTCACTGGTCTGAGGTCCCTGGTAGGGATGCAGCATGGAAAGCACAGACCATTGCCAACACATCTGAGCAGCAGTTCAAGGTTGAGTTCGAGTGCGAATTCCTTGGATCTGTTGACACTCTTATTAGTGTTGCTAAGTTACGCAATCTTGTTTTTGATGATCCAATACAAAACAATGGAAAGGGACTCGTGGTATATGAAGAACCAAAGAAGGATCGTGACTATATTATAACTGTTGACACGGCGCGTGGCATAGACCATGATTACTCTGCCTTTGTTATTTTTGATATTTCAGAGTTCCCGTACAAGACGGTAGCAAGATATAAGAATAATGAAATTAAACCAATGCTGTTTCCAAATATTATTTTGGAAATGGCGAATGCATATAACCAAGCCTATGTATTAGTTGAGGTCAACGATATTGGTGAACAGGTTGCGACAATTTTACAATACGATCTAGAATACGAAAATATGTTGATGTGTGCTATGCGAGGCAGAGCAGGTCAACAAGTTGGTACAGGATTTAGTGGTAAGAAAACTCAGATGGGTGTGAGGATGACTGCTGCTGTCAAGAAGACAGGATGCTCTAACCTCAAGGCACTTGTAGAGGAAGATAAACTGGTCACCAGTGATTATGATATCATTGCTGAATTAACGACTTTTGTTCAAAAGAAACAATCGTGGGAAGCAGAGGACGGATGTCATGATGACCTTGCTATGTGTCTCGTCATTTTTGCTTGGTTGGTTGCACAAGATTATTTCCGAGAGATGACGGACAATGATGTTCGTAAAAGAATTTACGAGGATCAGAAAGAACAGATTGAACAAGATATGGCACCATTTGGATTTATCTCTGATGGTTTAGATGACGAAGGTTTCGTAGACAGTGAGGGTGCAAAGTGGACTGTCGATAAAGAAGCAACTGCAACTTATGGAGACATGTCATATATGTGGGAGTACTATTGATGGACTTGGGTGATGAGTTTGATCTAGAGCATTTCGTCTTCACAGAAAGGATGTGTAGAGTTTGTCGCAAGACAAAAGAACTTACCTCAGACTTCTATAAGACTAGAAAAGGAGATGGACCATCATCATATTCGTATGAGTGTAAGGAGTGTACTAAGAAAAGAGTAACTATAAGTAGGATGACAAATAAGGTGTCAGATAAGTGGGAATATCCAGATTGGTGAATTGTTCATGCATTGTTTCCCCGCTCAAAAAGGTCTAAACTCTAAATATTAGTAGACAATTTTGGATTCTATTGGGAGTTAAAGATGCCGCTCAACTTAGCATCTCCTGGAATTGTAGTCAAGGAAGTTGACCTTACGCAAGGTAGAGTAGATCCTACTTCTACCAAGGCTGGTGGTCTGGTTGCTCCCTTTGCTAGAGGTCCAGTAGAGAAACCCACACTTATCGAAACCGAAGCGGATCTCCTTGAGACCTTCGGCGCACCATACAAAGATAGCAACCACTACGAATATTGGTTGACCGCTTCATCTTATCTGTCATACGGTGGTGTTCTCCGTGTCGTCAGATCTAACGATTCTGGTCTCAAAAACGCTTTTGTCGGAATGGCAAGCAGCGTCATCATCAAGAGCGTTGACGATTATGTCAACAAAGGATATGCCGAAAACACAATCTCTAATGTAGTTGTTGCTGCTAGAGATCCTGGAACCTGGGCAAACGGAATCAAACTTGCCATCCTTGATGGTCGTGCTGATCAAATCATCACTGGTATCGATACCACTGCGGTTCTCGGTTTCTCCTCCACTGCTGATGGTGGTCTTGCTGCTGTTACTGGTTACGAACTCGGTGTTTCTGACCTTGACCTCAGCGTAGGTCTTGGCGTTACTCAAGCAATTCCTGCTGGAACAGTTGTTGCAGGCGCTGGTTCTACTTCACTGCTCGATGGTTACCTGAAGGGTGTAATCTCCGAAGTTGGTAACGGTCAAGTATCTGTTAAGGTTGTATCTCATGTCAGTGCTGCTGGTACTGAGACCGCTGTTGATTACACTCCTGGCGGTGTTTATGAGTTCCAGAACAGTGGCGACTTCAGCATCCATGTTCAGTCTACCATCGGTACTGAAGCTGGTAGATATGGTTGGGAAGCAAGCACTGTTTCTTACGGTTCTAGTTTCACACAAACTGCTTTCCTCACTGCTCTGACTGGTGCTGGTATCACTGCTGGTGATGCTCGCTATGTTGCTGCTCAAGCATACACTGGTGTTGTTGCTTACACTGGAGCAACTGACTGGTTCGACAACCAAACAATTTCCCTGAGCAATGGTTCTACCATCGCTTGGAACTCTCTTGCTGATAGACCTGGAACATCTTCCTACGCTGCCGCAAGAAACGCAAGAAACGATGAGGTCCATGTTGCCCTCATTGACGATGCTGGTAAAATTACTGGCAATGCTGGAACACTTCTTGAGAAGTATATCTCTGCTTCCAAGGCAAAAGATGCTGTCTATTCTGCAGGTTCCGCCTCTTACTGGCGTAAACTGATGGAAGTTGCTAGTAACTATGCTTATGGTGGTGGTGCTCCTGCAGGTACAGTAGCAGTAGACCTGGATGCAGACTTTGATCCTAAGACGGATATTGCGTGGGATCAAGACGCTGAGGATGTTTCCTTTGCTGCTATTGGTAACTATCAGTGGTCCTTTGCTGGTGGTCTGAACTATGGTGGCGCATCTAGTATTGATGCTACCGATGCTCTGAAAGTAAGCGTTGGTGATTTGTCTAGTGGTTACGATCTCCTTGCTAACAAGGATGCTTACGAACTGGACTTCCTGATCATGGGTTCTGCTGCTCACGGTAGGGAGCAATCACAAGCACTCGCAAACAAACTTATCGCAGTTGCAGAACTGAGAAAGGATTGTGTTGCTTGCATCTCGCCGTTTAGACAGGCATTCCTTGCAACATCAGGTGATGGTGAGGATCTCACTCTCAACTCTGATACGGTTACCTCAGCAATTACTGCTTTCTATTCGTCGGTAACCTCCTCTTCTTATGCAATTCTTGACAGCGGTTACAAGTACATGTACGACCGCTTCAGTAAAGCATTCCGTTATGTTCCTTTGAATGGTGACATTGCTGGCGTTTGTGCTAGAAATGACATCAACAACTTCCCCTGGTTCTCGCCAGGTGGTACAACTAGAGGCGCAATCCTCAACGCAGTTAAACTGGCATACAACCCCTCACAAGCAGAAAGAGATAAGTTGTACTCTGCAAGAGTCAACCCCGTAATCTTCTCCGCAGGTGCTGGTATTGTACTCTTCGGTGATAAGACTGCTCTGGGTAAGGCATCTGCCTTCGACAGAATCAATGTTCGTCGTCTGTTCATCTACTTGGAGAAAGCAATTTCTGCTGCTGCAAGAGATCAACTCTTTGAGTTCAACGATGAGATCACAAGACTCAACTTCCTGAACATTGTTGAACCGTTCCTCCGCGATGTACAATCGAAGAGAGGTATCACCGATTTCGTCGTAGTTTGCGACGAGACAAACAACACCGCTGCGGTGATTGACAACAACGAATTCGTTGCTGACATCTTTATCAAACCTGCTAGGTCGATTAACTTCATCGGTCTGACCTTCGTTGCTACACGCACGGGCGTCAGTTTTGAAGAAGTTATTGGTCGAGTTTGATCGCCTTAATAATAAACTCAACGGAGAACCCAACTAATGGCTATCAACCAACAAAATCCCCCAAAGACCGCAGACAGGACGATTGACAAGTTTAAGTCCCGCCTGTCTGGCGGTATTGCAAGACCTAACCTCTTTGAGGTTGTTCTTGCTTTCCCCGATGGAGTCGTAGATGACTCTGTTAGTGATCTCGATGCTAAGGCAAGATTCCTTGTCAAGGCAGCTGCACTTCCTGCATCGAACATTGCTCCTATCAGTGTTCCTTTCAGAGGTCGCACCCTGAAGATCGCTGGTGACAGAACATTCGATGAGTGGACTATCACCGTAATCAACGACACTGACTTCGCTATCCGTTCCTCTTTCGAGAGATGGATGAACTCTGTAGTCAAAGTATCTGATGGTGCTGGTAATACCAACCCTGAGGATTACACCAGAGATGCCTATGTTTATCAACTTGGCAGATCTGCTGTTGCTCCTAATTCCCAGGAGTCTGACGCTAACCTTCCTATTCTGAGAACCTACAAGTTCTACAGCGTATTCCCCACAAACATCTCTCAGCAAGATCTTTCTTACGATCAAGCAGATGGTACTGAAGAGTTTACTGTTACTCTCCAAGTACAATGGTGGGAAGCTGCTGGAAATGGCGGAGATGTCGCTTGATAAATAGTCTTTGATATCAAAGACACCCTATTTAAAATGTCGAAACTCTTCGGATTTTCTATTGAAGATAATGAAAAGACGCCCAAGGGTGTAGTCAGTCCTATCCCCACCACTGGTGAGGGTGGGGCTGATTATTATATTCAGGGTGGTTTTTCTAGTCAAGTTGTAGATATTGAAGGTATCTACAAAACTGAGCATGAACTCATTAGAAGATATAGGGAGATGGCACTCCACCCAGAAGTGGACAATGCCATCGAAGATGTTGTCAATGAAGCTATCGTTTCAGATCAAAATGATTCTCCTGTAGAAATTGATCTGGAAAACCTCAATGCAAGTGATGGTATTAAAAATATTATCCGCAAAGAATTCAAACATATTAAAGATCTTTTAGATTTTGATGTAAAGTCTCACGAGATTTTCAGGAATTGGTATGTTGATGGTAGACTTTACTATAACAAAGTAATTGATATTCAAAACCCCCAAGAGGGTTTGCAAGAACTTAGATACATCGATCCTCTCAAAATGCGCTATGTGCGTAAAGAGAAGAAGAAAGATGATCGCAAGGACTTGTTTAATCAAGGAGGTATTCGGGAAGAACAGAAAGTTTATTTCCCCGAGATCGAAGAATACTTCATGTATACTCCGAAACCTCAATACCCGACAAACATTGCTGCCCCTGGTGGTGGCACTGCAATGAAGGGTGTCAAGATCTCAAAGGACGCAATTACATATTGTACTTCTGGTCTTGTCGATAGAAATAAAGGCACAGGTCTGTCTTATTTGCACAAAGCAATTAAGTCACTCAATCAACTTCGTATGATTGAAGACTCTCTGGTCATCTACAGATTGTCTCGCGCACCTGAGCGTCGTATTTTCTACATCGATGTTGGTAATCTTCCGAAGGTAAAGGCAGAGCAATACCTTCGTGAAGTCATGATGAGATATCGTAACAAGTTGGTATATGATTCCAACAGTGGCGAGATCCGTGATGACAAAAAGATGATGAGTATGTTGGAAGACTTCTGGCTTCCACGCCGCGAGGGAGGGCGCGGTACAGAAATCACTACCCTTCCTGGCGGGCAGAACCTCGGAGAACTGGCAGACATTGAGTACTTCCAGAAAAAACTCTATAGATCCCTAGCAGTGCCCGAATCCAGAATCGCAGGCTCTGGCGATGGATTCAACCTAGGTAGATCTTCTGAAATCTTACGCGACGAACTCAAATTTAGTAAGTTTGTTGGTCGTCTGCGTAAGCGTTTTGCTGCAATGTTCTTGGATCTTCTGAAGACACAACTTCTTCTGAAGAATGTTGTTACTCCCCAAGATTGGGAAACAATGTCCGAGCACATTCAGTTCGACTTCTTATATGATAACCACTTTGCGGAACTCAAAGATAAGGAATTGATGGAAGGTCGTCTCAACATGCTTGCGATGATCGAACCTTATGCTGGTCGTTACTATTCGACTGAGTATATTCGCCGTCAAGTTCTGCGTCAGAGAGATCAAGAAATCGTTGAGATTGATCAACAGATTGAAGAGGAAATTGCAAAGGGTATCCTCCCAGATCCAAACCAGCAAATGCTTGAGTTGGAACAGGGTGCAATGGCAGGTGGACCTGAGCAGGGTCAAATTGAAGGTCAAGAAGATCCTGCTGCATTACCACCTGCACCCAATCCGCAAAAAGCGCAAGAAAATCCGTCTGGCGGAGAGATCTGATAAATAAGTTTATACCTCTGATTTATATCAATGGAAGAACTAGTTAATATGATTGCGACGGATTCGTCTGCCGTGGATATCAGTGACCAGATTAAGGACCTTCTTTATCAGAGAGCTGCAGCAAAAGTAGACGCATTGCGTCCTGATGCTGCTGCAAGTCTCTTTGGTGCATCTGAACAAGAAACTCAGGACCCAGAATAATGGCAAGAACATTACTAAAAGGTGCAGAGGCAGCTCTGCCCACAACAACTGGTACTGCTGTTAGTTTTAGTGAGGCTACTGTTGTCCGTTTGGTCAACACTCACACAAGTGCTCATTTAGTGACACTTGTTGAAACTAGAAGTGGAGACACTGTAGGTTCTTTTACAATGCCTGCAGGTAGTGTTGAATTTCTTGAGAAGCAACCAACTCAATGCGTGTTTGCCGCTAACGCTGGCGTAAAGGGTTCCAAAGTAGGATTTACAGGCTAATCAAATGAAACTGATCACAGAAGAAATCGAACAGGTCGAACTTATCGTTGAAGAACGCAACGGTAAAAAGTCGATGTTTATCGAAGGTGTATTCCTGCAAGGTGACATCAAGAACCGAAATGGTCGGATGTATCCTATGGAGACTCTTCGTAAAGAAGTAGCTCGCTACAACGAAAGTTTTGTCAACAAAGGCAGAGCTCTCGGTGAACTCGGTCACCCCGAAGGACCTACTCTTAACCTGGATCGTGTCTCCCATAAGATTACTTCTCTCAGAGAAGAGGGAACTAATTTTAT